TCTTGTCCGAACTGATGATGTAAGGCGTACTATTTTTAGCGCCGCACGTTCGGTAAGAAATTCAGTGCAAACCATACCCGACCGTATATCAATGCCGATTGCTGGTATGAGCGATCAGCATGATATACACGAGTTGATTGATGGTGAAATTATGCAGGTGTTGGGGGATATGGATAAGGCGTGGGCAGAATTATTGCCGGAAGTAAACAGTGATGAACGAGATACCGACAACCCAAGTTGATGGCGAGCGGTTAGCAAGAGAAGCCATACTGGCCGGCTTAAAACCCGACCCAGTTGAGCCTATGAGTGAGTGGGCAGATGAGTTTCGCATCCTCAATCAAACCTATGCCGCCGAATCCGGCAAGTGGCGTACCAGTCGCACACCATATTTAAAAGAAATCATGGATGCTTTTAGTCCGTCAAACCGTTGCGAGTTTGTAACTATTATGAAAGGCGCACAACTCGGCTTTACCGAGGCACTCACTAATATGATCGGTTACATTGTTCATCGTGCACCAGCGCCAGTGATGATGGTGCAACCGACCCAAAACCTTGCCAAACGCTACTCCAAACAACGCCTTGCTACTATGATAAATGACATGCCAGTGTTGAAAGACTTGGTTGCCGATCCACGCGCTAGAGATAGCGGCAACACTACTACATCTAAAGCATTCGATGGCGGTGTTATGTTTATCGCCGGTGCAAATTCTGCCGCTGATCTACGGAGTGTTCCGGTTAGATATTTGCTATTAGACGAGGTTGATGCTTACCCATACGATGTCGACAATGAGGGCGACCCTATTGAGCTGGCAGTCAACCGCACTAAAACATTTGCAAGACGTAAAGTATTAATTGGTTCAACGCCAACCGTCAAAGATGTAAGTAGAGTAGAGAGAGAATATTTAAAAGCCGACCAGCGCAAATACCATGTGCCATGCCCACATTGCTTAACAATGGACGAGTTGATTTTTCCAAACATCAAATGGGATAAGGATGATAATAACCAGCACTTGCCGGAAAGTGCTTACTACGCGTGCCCACATTGCGGTGGTGTGATTGATGAGAGCTCTAAAACAGAGATGCTCGCCGCCGGTAAATGGGTAGCACAAGCGCCGCAAAATAACATTAGAGATAAGCGCCGCTCATACCATATATCTAGCCTCTACTCACCATGGGAAACTTGGGCATCAATGGTGCAAAAATTTTTAGAGGCGCAGGCAGACCCACACTTGTTGAAAACATTTATCAACACAGCGCTTGGCGAGTGCTGGGATGAAGAGGCCAACAGAATTGATATGCACGATTTGCAAAAATCTGCCGAGGATTATTCACTCCGAGTTTTGCCGATGGGCGCACTGCTAGTTACTTGCGGCGTTGATGTTCAGGACAACCGCCTTGAGGCGGTTATATGGGCGTATGGTAAAGGTGAGGAGTCATGGGTAATTGACTATCAAGTTTTTTTTGGCGATCCTGCTGGTGATGATTTATGGGCAGAGCTTGATGAATATTTGGAAAAGGAACTGCAACACACTAGCGGCTCAATTGTTAATATCAGTGCAGTGGCAATAGATACAGGCGGCCACCATACGCAAAAGGTATATGATTATTCCAGGACTAGAAAGCACCGCCATGTCATTGCTATTAAAGGTCAATCAACACGTAACCGTCCGGTGATCGGCAGACCAACCAATCAAGATATATCAATGCGCGGCAAGACCATCAAAGGCGGCGTGCAGTTATGGCCAGTTGGCACAGATACAGCTAAAGGAGTGTTGTACGGTCGCTTTGGAATTGAGAGTGGCGCGGCAGGATCAGTGCATTTTTCTAAAGATTTGCCGGATGAGTTCTACGCGCAGATCACCGCGGAGAAATTAATCACGCGCTATCACAAAGGACACCCGATTCAAGAGTGGGTAAAGCCGTCACATAAGCGTAATGAGGTGCTGGATTGCACAGTTTATGCACTGGCCGCCGCATATCACTTGGGTATGAACAAATTTTCAGAGCGTGATTGGTCGCGTTTAGAGGAAATAGTGCAACCAATAACCAAAGATTTGTTTGAAAATAACGCGCAAATAGCGGCTGAAAACATTAAAAAACCAACGAAAACTGGCAAAAAAAAGCAAGCAGTTAAAAAGAAAAACCCACCTTTACCGCGCCGCAAAAGGCAAAGCGCTGGTTTTGTTGCTAGGTACTAAATTATTTTAAAAACTTGGATTGACATTTCCAAAATGGTTACGACAATAAAGCCATCACTCTTCTTTGGGATTTTCAATGGCAAACCTATTTGATTCTACTAACTATCCCGAAACTGAACCATCAAAAATTATCGCCGGTGATCGTGCCGCTTGGAAACGTACCGATTTAGGAACTGATTACGCTCCTGCGTCCTACTCGTTTAAATATTCAGCGCGGCTGGAAAATTCCGGCTCAACAGAAATTGAAATAACTGCATCAGAATCCGGTTCTGATTACATTGTTGAGGTAGGGCAAGCAACATCAGCGGCATACACCGCAGGCGTATATCACTGGCAAGCCTACATTACCCGAACCAGTGACTCTGAACGCGTCACTGTTGATAGTGGTACTTGGGAAGTTATTGCCAATAGAGATGCCGCTACAAGTGACCCTCGCAACCATGTCAAGAAAGTATTGGATGCTATCGAAAGTGTGATTGAGGGTAGGGCATCAAAGGATCAAGAATCTTACTCAATACAAGGGCGCTCATTATCACGAACGCCTATTGCTGACCTCGTTGCCTTGCGTGATAAATACCGCGCAGAGTGGGTGCGAGAACAACGCGCCGAGCGCATCAAAAATAATTTAGGCCATAGTGGTGTCATAAAGGTGCGTGGATGAAGAACCCATTTACATTCAAAAGAAAAAGAGCAGTTCAAAAAAGACCAATGCGCCGTCAATTTTCAGCGGCAAAAATAGATAGATTGACCTCTAGCTGGACAACTACCCAACAGTCCATCAACAAAGACTTACAAGCCGGCGGCAAAGTCCTGCGCGCAAGGGCAAGGGATTTAAGTATTAACAACGATTATGCGCGCAAATATTTGCAGATGGTGGTATCAAATGTTGTTGGTTCAAAAGGCATTATATTGCAAGCCAAATCTAAAACTACCAAAGGCAAGCTGAACGTCAAGGCCAACCGCCAAGTTGAGCAAGGTTGGCAAGAGTGGTCGCAGGCACGTAATTGCGCATGGGATGGGCGGCTTTCATTTGTTGAGATGCAAAGGTTATTTATTGAAAGTGCGGCTCGTGATGGCGAGGTTTTAGTAAGGCTTATAAAAGATGAATCCAAGTTTGGTTTCAAGCTCCAGTTTTTGGATGTTAACCGTTTGGATGAAAATCTCAATAAAGATTTAGGCAATGGACTGGTAATTTCAATGGGCATTGAATTTGATGTTACTGGTAGGCCTATTGCATATCATTTAATTAATAATCTTGATAATCAAATAAGCGCAGGCCAACGCACTGAACGCGTACCAGCCGAGAACATTATTCACGCATTTCTTGGTGAGCGTCCGGAACAGATAAGGGGTGCAAGTTGGATGGCCAGCGCCATGTCAAGAATGCAAATGCTAGGTGCTTATGAAGAGGCCGAACTGGTGGCGGCACGCGTTGGCGCTTGCAAGATGGGTTTTTATACCTCCGAGGCTGGTGATAGTTTTATTGGCGAAGAGGATGATATGGGTAATTTAATAACAGAGGCAGAGGCTGGTATTTTTGAGCAGTTGCCGGCTGGCACTAACTTTACCAGCTTTGACCCTACACACCCAACGACAGCGTTTAAGGATTTTAACAAAGCAATTTTACGCGGCATATCAAGTGGCCTCGGCGTGGCCTACAACAGCCTTTCCAGCGATTTAGAAGGCGTTAGTTATTCTTCTATTCGGTCTGGAACAATCGAAGAACGTGATCAATGGCGCGTAAAACAAAACTGGATGATCCAGCACTTTATGACACCCCTCTATGAGAAGTGGTTATCAATGCAATTGCTTAATAATTCCATCGGCCTCGACATGGTTAACTTTGATACGCTAATGGAAATCAGATGGCAGGCCAAGTCATGGAATTGGGTTGACCCATTAAAAGATATTCAAGCCAGTATTCAAGCTATAGATGCCGGCTTAAAAACAAACAGCGAGGTAATAGCAGAGCAGGGGGGTGATATAGAGGATGTCTATGACCAGCTTGCGTATGAACAGCAATTAGCTAAAGACAAAGGCTTAAATTTAGGTGGAGTTGGTATGGAGGTAGCAAACAGTGAAGAAGATGAAGAAGTCAATACAGACGGGTAATTTAACCCGATTATTAGATTTAGATCGTAGTGCGATCAATGAGGAAG